TAGAGATAAAGATTTAAAAGATAACAACTTTGATGACTTACCACATTTTGAAATAAGGGATTAATATGGCTAAAAGAGGAAGAAAAAATAAAGCTGACGTAAATAAACATTTGTTTCAAAAAGCAAATAATTATTTTAGAAAAAAATGGTTTACGGATTCTCAAAAAGGAATGGATTTTTATTTAAACGAGCAATTATCAGCGCAAGAATTAGAAGATTTAAGAAATGGGGGTATGCCTGATTTTATTATTAATAGAATAACTCCAGCTATTGATATTATGAAATTTTTCATTACTGCAAACAATCCTAGATGGCAAGCAATTGGAGTAGAAGGTTCAGATTCAGATATTGCTCACGTACATAGTATGATTGCTGAATATTGTTGGCATTTGTCAAATGGTAAAAGCTTATTCGGTCAAGTAATACAAGATTCTTTAGTTAAAGGAGTTGGATATTTTAGAGTAGATGTAGACCCTAACGCAGACCAAGGAATGGGGGAAGTTATATTTTCTACTATAGACCCTTACGATGTATACGTAGACCCTCTTAGTAGAGATTTTTTATTTAGAGATGCAAGTTATATGATTATACAAAAAAATCTTTCTAAAACTTCTTTAATGCAAATGTTGCCTCAATTTAAAACAAAAATATCTAAAGCTACTGGTTCAACAGAAAGCAAACAATATAGTCTTAGAGATGTTCATGAATCTGAAACAATATTACCAGGAGATGTAGAAAATGAAGCTTTTAAATTAGACGGGGAACAAGATGAAGTTTTAGATTATTATGAAGTTTACAGTAAAGAAAAAATTCCTTTTGTAAATCTTTGGATAAAACAACCTCCAACAGAAGAACAATTAAAAGCTATTAAAGCTCAAGCAGAAGAAGAAATGCAATCTATGATTGAAGAAATGTCTGTTGGTATTAAAGAAAAAGAATTAGAATTAATGCAATTAGTTAATGAAGGCGAAATGTTGCCTGAAAGAATGCAATTAGAATTAGAAAAATTTTCTAAAGAAATGCAAATGAGAATAGAAGAGCAACAAGCTTTAATGGAAGCTCAATTAGTACAAGCTGAAACAAAAACTGTTCAAAGCGTAGTAGATAAAGCTTCTTTTGATGTTCAAATGAAATCTAAAACATTTGCAGATTCTGTAGTTGAATATGTAGAATTTTTTAAAACACAAGTTAAAGTATGTGCTTCAGTTGGAGATATGTTTTTATACGAAAGTTTATTGCCTATAGAAGATTATCCTATAATTCCAGTTATGTATACACATACAAACACTCCTTATCCTGTAAGCGCTGTAACTCCTATGATTGGTAAACAAAGAGAAATTAACAAAGCGCACCAAATTATGTTACACAATGCTAATCTTGCTAGTAATTTAAGATGGTTATATACAGAAGGAGCTATTGACGAAGAAGAATGGGAACAATATTCAAGTTCTCCTGGAGCTTTATTAAAATATAGACAAGGATTTGATGTTCCTAATGCTATACAACCTTTACCTATTAATAATGCTTTTTATACCGTAACGCAACAAGGTAAAAGCGATATAGAATATATAAGTGGTATTTCATCTAGTATGCAAGGAGTTGGAGAAGATAGTCACGAAACATATCGTGGTATGTTAGCTATGGATGAATACGGTACTAGAAGAGTAAGACAATGGGTTAACAATGTAGTAGAACCAGCTTTAGAACAAGTAGGTAGGGTTTTTAAAGAGATAGCGCAATTTACATACACTTCTCAAAAAATATTTAGATTAGTTCAACCAGAAGCTGGTCAAGGAGAAGGAGAAATTCAAGAAGCTTCTATTAATATTCCTATTTACAATGATTTTGGTGAAGTTATAAAAAGATACAATGATTATAATTCAAGTAAGTTTGATGTTAGAATTGTAGCAGGTTCAACTCAACCAATTAATCGTTGGGCATTAATGGATGAATATTTTAAATGGTTTCAAGCTGGTTTAATTGACGATATAGCTATGATAGAACAAACTGATATAAGAAATAAAAAACAATTATTGCAAAGAAAGAGCGTTTACTCTCAAATGCAACAACAAATTGCTGGAATGGAAGAAACTATTAAAGACGCCGAAGGGACAATAGAAACTTTAGAAAGACAATTAGTTCAAGCTGGTATTAAAGATAAAATTAATCAAGCTGAAAAAACAATTGATAGACAAGTTACTCAAACCCAAATGGAACAAAGACTTTTAGGCGGTAGAATGAAAGATACCGTTGATTTAGCAAAAAAAGAATTAGCACTAGAAAAGAAAAAAATTAGTGTTGATAAACAGAAAAAATAACTGTAAATTAGAAGGAGAAATACAGTATGAGTGAAAATACACAGGACAACCTACTTATGGATGATGCTGAAAGAGCAGAACAAGAAGTAGCCCCTAATGAGCAAGATACTGTGGCTGAAGATTTTTTTTCTCAGCTTGATAAACAAGTTATGGGTGATGTCATATCCCAGCCAATAGAAGAAGCTCAAGAACAACAGATAACTTCCCAAGAAGGGAACCCTGAAGTCGAGCAACAATCTACTGAAGAAGTAGATAATTTAGAAAAGAGATATAGCGATTCATCTCGTGAAGCTAAAAGACTTAATGGTCAGCTTAAAGAGTTGGAACCTTATATGCCTTTACTAAATGCAATGAAAGAAGACCCGAATTTAATCAATCATGTGAGAGATTATTTTCAGGGTGGTGGCTCCGCACCCAAAAGTGTGAAAGAGCAACTTGGCTTAGACGAAGATTTTGTTTTTGATTATGACGAAGCTTTGTCAGACCCTAAATCTTCATCTGCGAAATTGTTTAATGCAACCGTAGATGGAGTAGTGCAACGAAGATTAGGTGATTTTGCAAAACAATCTATGCAATCACGTAGAGCTTCTGAAGAAAATGCTTTTAAAAATAAGTATAAAGTTTCTAATGAAGACTACGCAGATTTAATGGATTATGCAAAATCGCATAAACTAACATTAGAAGATGTGTATTATTTGAAAAATAGAGATAATCGTGATGCTCAAGTAGCTGAAGGTGCTCGACAAGAAATAGTACAACAAATGAAAAATGTTAGAACTATGCCACCTAGCGTTGCTTCGGCTGGGAACGAACAAAGAGATGAAAAATCAGTTGACGATGCCGTTTTCGACAAGCTGTTATCACAAGGTGCAGGGCTAGATGAGTTAATGTAAATAAACAACCCCTAGGAGGGAAATATGCCTAATACACCTTTAGCATTGTCTACTTCTACTGGGTTAACTGAAAGAGGAAGAGTTGTTGGCGGAGTTAACGCTAATAGTTTTTCTACTGGAGATTTACGTAGAAGGTATGATTTTGGTGATAGGTTTTCAGAACTAGCACTATCTCAAACACCATTCTTTAGACTTGTTTCTACAATGGCTAAAAAACCTACGGATGACCCAACTTTCAAGTTTACCGAGAAGAGACAATCCTTCATGAAGAGATATGCGTATGTTGTTGG